TGGGTAAACGATCTTCACATGGAGGAAATGCCTGATGAGTAGCCCCGTCCCCCTTTCCCCCTCTGCGCAAGCGGTAAAAGATGCCGTGCTGGCGACCTATTCAGACAGCGTTCCTAGGGACGACGTGCTTTGGGCACTAGAGAAATGTTCAGCCGTTGCTGTGCTTCGTGCCGCAGCTGATCAAGTTGTCCCGGTATGCGACACGCGATGTGATCGGGGAGTGCAACAGATGAAGATCCGCCGTGAACTGCTCGCCATCGCCGCCGAGCTGGAGGGGGGCAATAGGGTTGAAGCCTCGGCTGCCTTTGTTAAATCCTTGCTTGAGGGGGAGGGGCAATGACGACTGAGGTCACCCAGGGGGTCTAGCAATCTGGTGAATGCGGCGAACTCATAATTCGCCGTAGGTGGGTTCGAGCCCCACAACCCCTTCCCTGAATTGTAACGGATTGTTACGACCGCTGGCCTGATCCGCTGGATCGTCGGTATGGTTGGCACATGGATCGGGCGGCAGTAATGCCCATCCACCACCAACATTTTCCTCCAATGACCACCCTTCTTTGCATTTTGTTCTGGATCATCGTCCCACTGATCCTGATTGGCGCGATCGTGAACCGTCTTGTGCTGGAGACCCAGCCCGAGCGGATCCGCCGCATGCGTCAGGCTGGCATGAGCCAGCGTGCCATTGCTGATGCCTTGGGCATCACGCGCCACAAGGTCCGCCTGGCCCTGGCGTGATCACCGTGGCCACCGGGAGCCAACGGCCGTGACGCTGCCGCCGAAGCGCACAAGTGCGGATAGCCGTTGGCTCTCCGCTTGAACCGACAGTTATGCAGCAACCCAACGAAAGGACGAACGTGAGCGAGTACCACAAGATTCAGAGCATCTACAAGCGCGACATGACCAGCAAGCGGAAGACGCTGATCAAAGGCGAATGGACGCTGCCGGAGTTTGAGTATCTGGCCGGAAATGTGTGGACGTTCACCGAGAAGGTGGACGGCACGAACATTCGCGTGATCTTCAAGGATGGCGGAATCACGTTTGGAGGCCGAACCGAGAACGCTCAGATTCCGGCGCAACTGGTGGCCCGCCTGAACGAGCGCTTCCTGCCGCTGGCCGCGAAGCTGGGCGAGGTGTTCCCGTACGGCGCCGCCGTGCTGTACGGCGAGGGCTACGGCGCCAAGATTCAGAAGGGCGGCGGCAACTACCGCTCGGACCAAGACTTCGTGCTGTTCGACGTACGCGTGGGCCAGTGGTGGCTGCAACGCGCCGACGTGCACGACGTGGCACAGAAACTTGGCATCGACGTGGTGCCGGTGATCGGAGAAGGCACGTTGCACGATGCCGTGGCCTGGGCGAAGCGCGGCATTCGCTCAACGTGGGGCGACTTCGAGGCCGAGGGCATCGTGGCGCGGCCGAAGACCGAGCTGAACACGCGCAGCGGGCACCGGCTGGTGGCGAAGATCAAATGCCGCGACTTTGCTGCCTAACTACTATTTAGGCGGATCCGCCTTGTCTACCGTGGCCACCGGGAGCCACTCCAAAGACCGGTCACCTTTAACCCTTAATCTTTCACCTGAGAATCATGGCACAATTAGAAGTGAGGCGTGTTCCGCTCGGGTGGCAGCACCCTAAGGAACGAGTTTTCAATTATTGTAGTGGTTTGATGGAAGACCGCTACAAGGAGTTGAGTGGCGCTGAAGACTATCAGCCAGAGGCAGGCGAATGGGACGATGAGTGTGCAAAGTGGAAGGCAGGTTGGCGCCCTGATAATTGCAACGCAGAAAATCACGGCATGACATACGAGCAGTGGGAGGGCCAGCGCCCCCACCGTGATAACTACATGCCCAACTGGCCTGTAGAGGATCGCACGCATCTGATGATGTATGAAACCACCAGCGCAGGCACGCCGATCAGCCCAGCGTTTGCCACTCCAGAAGAACTAGCCCGCTGGCTGGCCGATTGGGCCCCCAGTGTATTTGCCGCCAGAGGCACATACGAACAATGGCTGAATGAAATTGTCCGCAGTCTTGCGCTTGAAATGCCTGACAGCGCTACCACCGCCACCCCAGCTATTCCCCCAGAGAGTCCATCGCCTGCCCCTGTGCCAGCCGAACCCGAAGCTCGCGTCCGTTTCACCGTTGACCTTCCCCGATCGCTCCACAAGCGCCTCCAGCTGGCGGCCGTGGATCGGGACCTGCCCATGACGGACCTGGCCCGACGCGCTCTGGAGGAGTGGCTTAACTCTCAAGCCTGACTGGCGTCCGTAAAGTTTTATGAACAACCGCATCTCTCTTTTGATGGTGCGGCTTAAAGTTTAATCGCAACCCAAGCACACCACATCATGGACAAAGCGACCAGAGACGAACTTATCAAACAAGCAACTGATTGGCTTTTCGCTGCCAGGGGATTTCAGGAAGCTGCAAAGCAAGCCAAACAAGGGCCATTCCCGGATGAAGAGAAAGCTCTTTTAAGCCGTGCCACGGCATGCCTTCGGCGCCGCGCCTCGCTGTTGGAACAGATAGCCAAGGGCGAAGGCGAACCCGCGCCACCCTGGCGGGCAAAGATCGCGCCGGAAGAAGATGAAGACCGCGTAATCTTGCACGGCTTTTATTCTGAAACCGCCGCATCCCGACACGGAGGCACTTCAATATATGCGACTCAAGATGGACTAGAAGTAAAAGTAACTGCTGTTTATAGGACTCAAGAACGCGGCAGGCGTGAGTATAGCCGCTGGCCCGATATGGTTTATGTAGGCGAAGTCACCAAATGGCTCAGAACTTTTCAGCCCCTGATCGGTCGCCCCTTCAGGTAGAATGTTGTTGGCGATCGGCGCCCCCGTGAATTCTTGCTTGGGGTTCATGTAGGCACCCCCCCCGATCGCCACCACATTCAGCCCCCTAGGGGGCATTTTTTATGGCATAAAAAACCGGCCGCCGCCAGACAGCCGGGGGATGGATCTCATGACGCCCGAACGGTAGGTCAGAACCAGTCAAGAATTTGGTCTTTGCAGCGACCTGTCACCAGATCGGGACCGCCCACGCCATTGACGCGCCGCCATCCTGGCCCCTCCGCCAGCCGACGGAAGCCGTAATACACCCGGCTGAGGAAGGCCTCCCCTTCCGTCTCGATGCGATCCTGTGCGCGATGGCGGAGACGCGCCATCGCTTCCGCGAGCGGCACATCCAGCCACAGGGTAAGGTCAGGCTGAAGGCCATTGGCAGCGAAGCGATGCAGGGCCCCGAGCAGCTCCAGGGGGTGGCCGCGCCCATGACCCTGATAGGCAAGCGTGGACCCGTGGTAACGATCGGACAGCACCCAATGGCCGGCGGCCAGGGAGGGGGCGACACGCTCGGCCACATGCTGGGCGCGATCGGCCAGATACAGGAGCAGCTCCGCCCCCCAGCAAGGCGATTGCCCTGCTGGGGGGTGGAGGAGGAGATCTCGAAGGGCATGCCCGAAAGGCGTGCCGCCGGGCTCGCGGGTGGTGATCACTTTGGCGCCGGGGGGGAGCAGGCCACTGTCGGGCAGCCAATCCCGGAGCGCTTCGAGCTGTGTGGTTTTGCCACAGCCGTCGATGCCTTCGAGCACGATGAACCGACCGCGATGGCTCATCGGATGAAATCGACCACGATGGCCCATCCCTTGCCCGGAGCGAAACGGTAGGCACCACCACCGATGGGCTCCACCATCCAGCGCTTGCCGAAGTTCTGGCGGGAGAAGCGGAGCTCCTTGCCGTTCGCGTTCAGCGTGTCCCCCGTGATCAGATCGGGCTCACCCCAGGGGTCGTTGACCACCACCTGGGTGGGGGTATGACCAATCACAATCAGCCAATGGCCCGAGCCTGTGGGGCGGTTCACCGGACCCCGATGGATGTAACCGCATGGCACCGGGATGCCGCGAGCGATCTGCTGCTCGAGCAGCTGGAAGTCAGCGTTCTGGACCATCCGGGCGGTGACACCGAAATGAGCCAGCGCCTTGATCTGCGCACTGGCGTCGGTGGTATCGCCAAAGCGCTGCACTACAGCCAGGTATTCGTCGTCGCCATTGGCGCCCTTCAGCGTGCCGGGCTTAATGGCCTCCAAGAGCATGGCACAGCTGGAGGAGAAACACATCCGCAGGCCCTGGCCGGTGGCCGAGTCACGCTGTGGATACCAGGGGACGGCTCTTAAAACGCTGGTGATTGCCACCGCTGGGGGTGGAGCCGGAGCCGGAGCAGGGCCGGCATTCCAGAGAGCACCCTCTGCCTTGCGACGGCGGCGGAGTCCTGCTTCGCTGGGGCCGCCTTGGTTCACGTACAGCATCATCGCCGCTGGCACGTCAGCCAACCTGCCCTCGCTCAATGCCTTGGTGATGGTGTCGAACCCCTGGCTGCCAAACCAGTTGGGGCCAACGTTGTAGGTGAACGACAGCAGTGCCGCCCGCTGATTCAGGTTCAGCCGATCCCACCCCTCTACACGGCCGGTGATCGTGACGCAATCCTCCTCCAGTCGCGCAAACAGCAACGCATTAGCCACCTCTTGGGTGATCACATCCCCTTCTTTTACCGGCTTGCCCGTGGCATAGGTGGTCGTTCCCCACCCGATCGTCCAGGGCTCCCCGCCCGTTTCGGGGTCGGGATACGCCTCAAGCTTGCAGCCCTCAAACTCCTTCACCTGGGGCAGCGCGGCCAACGCCACCTGGGCAGGAGCCATGACCGGGCCGGTCCGCCCGCGCCAGATCCGCCACAGCTCCCCACCTTCGGCGAGCGCACCCGGATCAGCGGCCACCAGTTTGGTCAGCACCGCATGCAACCATTCTCGATGGTGTGAGAGGCTTTTGTCAAAAAACTTGACATAATCTTCCACTGAGCTGTCAGTCATTTGAAGCAGGAAGTGAGAGTAAGTTCTATATCATAAAAGCCCGCCCCCTTTAGTGTAAAGGTAGGCGATTTAGTGTATTTGTATTCATGCGTAGGCGGCACCACTTCATATTGGTCAGCCTGCATCCGCCATAGATCAGCAGGGGTGCCAAAGCTTATGCTTTCGCGGTGAGCAAAGTGGTGGTTGTAAACCGCTGTGACAGTAGTTTCGCCAACGTCCAAGAAACCAAACGTGACGGTGTGATCCGTAGGCGCCGCCCCGGTTCTGCCAACAATGGTGTCATTGGCCACGATCGGAACTTCCCCCAGGTTAAATGTCCGCACCTGGGGTTGAATACCTGAAGGGAAATCGGTCATACGCTAAACGAATATGCTGGGATAGTGGTCGTCCATGTGCCGCTAGTGATGTCTAGCGACGCGGCTGTGCGATTCTCTACACCAGCGAAAGAAAACAGCCGGACCAAGATGTCATCAGCCGCAGCACCTAGAGATTTATACAAATAGGCATGGCGCACGCCTGTGACAGTTATATTGGGAAGGCTAATGGCAGCAATTGTCACAATTGCTTTCCCCGTGGTGTCAATCGAGAAAGTGAACGGGTTAGTAGAAATCGTCACGCCCCCAGCCGGACAATTCGTTCCGGTCACCTCCCATGCGCTGACGTCAGACCGGCGCCTATGCGTTCCCGGTAGGGGTGTGTAGGCATTGTTCAATAGCAACGTCTTCCAAGTGCCAGACCCAAGGAACAACTTGAAGGCCTCGTCATAGGCCGCAACAGAAACCGTACCGATGGCTGGCATAGCTAAGCTGTTTTGGCTGTCATCCTAACGCAGCACTCACGGTGTGTAAGGCCCTGTGGGAACGGAAAAATCTGTCGTGAATCCATTCTTTATGATCGCCAGATCATCAATCCTGGCCCGCATCGGCCTGAACAGGTTGGCGGTGTTCATGCCAAGCCGCACCCTGCGCCGCTCTGGTGTGGCGCTCCCCGGATCCGCCCCAACGGTGCCAGCGACGCCGGCTTCCGCTACAACCGTTCCATTGATTGCTAAGTAGATTTGATTGCTTGGCAGCCTTGTAAGCACGATGTAGTGCCACTGATTGGCCGTTAGTGTGTAATTATTGGACACGGCTGGAAGCCTTGCGGATCCCACGTCAACCTTAAAGTTTTCAGCGCTACCCGATGTAATTTGGATCCCGTAATGCCCCCCTGAGTCTCCAATCCCCAGGATGGTGTCATACCCGCCAAAGTAGTTGAACTGTTTCAGCCAGAATCGAATCAGGAATGCCCCGTCAAATTGATACAGGTTACTGGGGGGGATTTCCAGATAGCTTGGAACGCCGGCTGATGATGATCCGGTTTCAAATGATTGGCCAAACACCGCGTCAGTGGTGGTGATCGAACCTGGGCCTGTGCCGCTGCCGCCCGCAGCAACCACTGAAATGGTCTGGGCTGCGGGCGATGAATCGACAATCGTCTGGCTGCCGTTGGTGCCATCGAACCGCAGCAACAGAGATAGCGTGCTGGGCCCTGTATCGGGATATTGGATTCCGCCCCATACCGAGGTTGACGTGCCCTCAATAGGCGGGAACCAATGGACGAGATAGGGGCCGGCCATCTCTGAAGTTCCAGCCATGAGGATCGAATCCACCATCGTGCTGGTTCCCTCCAGGATCAGCATGAGCGCCAGCTCCATCGTGCTGGTCCCTTCCATCACAATGGGTTGAGTACTAGAGATCTCAACCGGGACGCAAACAAATTCAATGCTTACATCCCGGACGTTCGGGTGCAGATCACCTACTGTAGGTGCTGATGCATATCGCCAAGCGTAACCGGCAGGCGTGTAGAATGCTGGAACGGTTGCGGAGTTAAATGGGAAAGATAACGTTGTGAGATGTATAGCGTAATGCGCGTCTAGAAGTGCAAGCTGAGAATCGGTCAACCTGAATTGAAGCGGCAGGATACGATCGCGTTCAATGGTGGACGTTGTAATTGTTGACGCCCCACCTTCGAGCGAGCGATGCGTCACGGTGGCGACGGTGCCAGCAGTGAGCGGTGCGCTGCTTGGGATCAGGGTGGGGAAGGGTTGCATCAGGATGGCAGCTCAAGGGGCTGATTCGGAAAGATCAGGTTGGGGTTTTTGATATTATTTAATTTTTGAATTTCAGGCCACCTGGATTCGTCGCCTAGTTTGCTCTTGGCGATGCTTGACAAGGTGTCCCCTTTCTTGACTATATAAATTTCCGGGCTCACTGGAGTCGTCGGGCCGGACGGTCCGCATCCTACGCTCTCCATCACCAGCTTATAATCCGACCAACCGTAGAATTGAAAACGAAGGGTCTCCCCGTTCAAACCATATCCCGCAGCTGTGTATCTCTGCACCAAACGCCCAGGGCCTCTTTCTGGCTGTTCTTCAGGGATAGGGCTAATTATACCCGGCCAGTCGTCTTTAGTAATTACGGGCAGCGTTGACAAGGAAAACACGTAAACCTTCTCTCTCATGCCAAATTTAAACAAATCATCTATACCTTCCCACGCATATAAAACATAAACAAAGCGCTGATCACCATTTGGGCACGCAGCAAGATTTTTCACACTTGCCGGGGGAAGTGACCCCATGCTTGGCGGCCCTGAAGCCCCTGCTGGCCCACCATTGAGCCCAGGGATCGGAGGCCCACCGGAGGGAGGAGACACGCCGCCGGCCGGATCCTGCGGGGGCTGCGGAGTGCTTTGCGGCGGAGGGATCGGCGGTCCATTAAACCCACCAGGCACCCCACCGCCCAGGCTGGTGTCAGGGCCTGGCGAGATGCCCCCTCCGCCCTCGGAGAACGCCTGGCCCGTGGTGGTGGTCTGCGCCGGTACAGTTGTATCAGTCGCCCTGCCGGGCAGGTCACAGGTGCCGAGCGTGGGCCATGGCAGGAGCGACCCCTGCGGCTGAGCCTGGGCCACCTCTAAACCGATCAGCGAGCGCCCCCCTTCATCTACTGGCCAATGAGACAGGGTGAGATTTTCGGAGCCATCCGCGTCAAACCCCAGAGCTTCCACGCAATAAAACTCAGAGATCACATGCTGCCCCTCGGCTTCGCTGTCGGCTGTAACGCGCAGTTGGCAGATATCACCCTCGCGGATCCAGCCGGTCTGGCCGCCAGGCCGTAGCGAAACGCTGCCTGTGTGCTGGATTAAGTAGCGCTGCCCCCGGAGGAACGCTGCTACCTTCGCCGCATGCTTTTCAGTGGCGCATAGATGATAGAGATCATGAGTTTCTGCGGCATCTCGCGCGCCGGCAGGTTTCAGGGTTAAATCGCGCTTGACCGGAATTTGGGCGGGGTCTTGCTGACGCCAGAACAGAGCCAGGTGGGGGTCCTCCCTCTTGCCATTCTCTGGCGCCTCTTGCCGCCAGCTTCCAGGCTTGATGTGCTCATTCTGAAATGTCCATACTGGCGGCTGAACCTGATCGATATTGATCTGGCCATCGCTATCGGTTGGCACCAGTGGCCGTAAAGCAATTTTGCCTTTGATGCGTGTGATTCTTAGTAAATAGTACGGAAGGATTTTAAGGATCCAATCGCCGAGGTTTCCGGCATCTTCAAAGTAGGCGTTTACATAAAAACCATTTACGTCTGTGAACTTTGCGGCGAAGATGAAAGAGTCAAGATCGATAAGATCATCACGCGCACCATTCTGTCTTAGTGCCCATAGGATAAGGTCCGCGATATTATCCGATGGCCCTTGTACATTATCCAGTAATCTAGTAACAATATGCCCGCCTTCTAGAAATACATTACAGCCGAGGTTCCACTTATCTGAACCACCCTCCACTGTATTGCTGAATTCTAGTACGCTCAGACCCCGGTAATCACCACCCCCACCGCAAGCCTGGGAGGCGTTAGGCAGTTGATAGCCCGCCTGTGGAGTGAGCGAGTTGCCAGGGCTCCAGGTACCAGCCCGCTGGCCGTAGTTCTGAGAGAACGATCCAACACGACACGATCCGACGCGGAAGTGTTGAACCTTGATCGGCGGAATCTGGCCTTGGCTGATGACACAGTGAAAACGACTGGTGATGGTGGTGGCGTTGTTCGCAAACGCGGCCATCGTTGCCCTGGGGAACACCAGCACCCCGCCAGAGTTGGTGTCTGATCGGAAGCGGCACCATGCCAGGGGGATTGGGTCGCCGACCTGCATGGCCTGCTGTGGGCGGTCTAGGAGCGATGGCTGGCCGGCCTCTCGTTCCCGCGCCGGGGGGAGCCGCCCGGAAGCGGCTTCAATGACCGATGACGGGATGGCATCGAGACGAGAAAACGTGCCCCCCGAGAATCCCTCCCCGCTCCTGCCAAATGAAATGCTAGGCCCGGTGTAATTGCCCCCCGGCATGGCGTAACTGCCGGAGGATTTGCCATAGCTGGCAGCGGCACGGGCTTGTGCCTCTGCAACCCCACGGGCCCGCCTCTGAGCTTCTGTAACCCTGGCCCACTCGTTCAGACTGTTCGGGGCCATGGCTACAGCAGGCAGGGGGTTCCAATCGCAGCGGTATCGGCCACACGTGGCGGGAAGTAGCTGCCAACGCGAGCGACACCTGAGCCGAGCTTGAGCGTGAACCCCTCGAGCGCCACCCGTGAGCCCGACGCGACTTCGCCCAGCGCGGACGCCACCAGCACCACTTCATTGGTGGGCCCGGTCAGCGCCAACGATTTCCGCCATTGATACAGCCGTAGCTCCACCAGCCAGCGGCCGTCGAGGGCCTGCTGATACAGCGGGGCGGTGGAGGGGAGATCAGGAAACGAAATACTGGCCTGATCGCCGGAGATGGCCCCGGCTGTGATCGCATCCCAGCGCAACCGCTGATGCGCCCACGACTTGCCTTCCCATTGCACCTCGCCTGGCCAGTGGGATTGCCACCGCACCCGATCGAGTCCCGAGGCGTCAATCATCCGCACGAAGAGAGCCTGATCCCGTGAATTTTCAGCCATCAGAACGCCCCCGCGACGCGGCCCTCAGAAGAGTTGAGCAGGCTTAGCGTTTGCGCTACCGCTTCGCGAACCATGGCAGCGCCATCAGAAACCAGCATCGTTGGCTCTTCCATGCCCGGCATCTGGATCACGTCACCAGTCTTGACCGATACGCTGACAGATCCGCCGCCGCTGGCGGCCGTGCGTGGGGTTGAGTTGAGCACTGCTCCCCCCCGGGCCCCCTGGAGGTAGTTCAGCGATGCCCGCGCCATCATGTCGTCCGGGATGGCATACTCTGGCCGCCGCTCACCAAACTCCGCCACCGTGGATTTGGTCACGTACGCGCCATAGGCAAACTGGGGAATCTGCACCTGTGGCACATAGACAAGGCTAATCCCGACACGAGCGGACATCGAATTGATCCGGGCGATCATGTTGTTCACGCTCTGGATAAATGCATTCACGGCATTACCAGCCGCTTGAATCACTGCATTGATCGCCCCGCGTATCGCCTTCACCGCAACATCAAAGGCGGTTTTAAATGCCTTGCCAATGTTTTCAGGGATCTTAGTAAAAAACTTTTGAAGATCTTCAGCTCTTTTCTTGATCCAATCCCACGCCAAAGTGATCCCCGCTCGCAGGGCATCGCCCACCGCTGTCAACATGGTGTTCATCCCTTCCAGGAAGCCTTGGAAAAATCCGGCGGTGTTTTCTTGTAACCAAGTCAATACGCCGAGCAAGGTATTTTTTAGCGCTTCGCCCATTCCGGCCAGCGTTTCAGGAATCTTTGCAAACTGTTCCCCCAGCCAGATTAGGAAGTTCCAGATCGGCTCCCGGAACAGCGCCACCATCGTGACCACCGCAGCTACAGCCAACACAGTCCACCCGGCCGGCCCGCTGAAGAAAGCCAAAAGTGTTGGGACGAAGGTGGAGCCGATCCATGCGGCGAGGCCAGTTAAAGCAGTGATAAACGGCTGGACAAGCCCAACACCACCTAGGACAAGTTTGATACCTTGGAATATGAATAACATCGTACTAAGCGCAGTTATCACATTTCCTAGCGGTGTACTTGCTAAGCCAATCGCAGCGAGAGCGACGCCGATCAAACGCAAGGGGCCAGGGATTTGGGCCAGAATGGCAATACCGGAGAGCCATCGATTAATGGTTACTAAACTCATGAAACCACCAATCACAGCCGTAGCGGTCAGTAACGGCCCGACCAAGCTGCCGACCGCAAAAGAAAGACCACCTATGACAATCGTATTTCTTAAGACTCTTGTTGCCATTTCGCCAAAAAATTGAACCAACTTTGTTAGGCCTTCGATTAGCGGATTCAACAATTTAAGAGTATCTTCTAAGATTGGCTTAAATACGTCTCCGAAAGCTTTGTTTAATTTTGTCAGGTTGTTCCAAAATAGTTGAACCTGTGACCCGGCCGTGCCAAAGCGTATCCCGGCTTCTTGAGAGACTGATCCAGCGTATTGGCCCTTATCGCCTACAAGTTCCAAAATTCTTTGCAGCTCATCTAAATTATTGATGAGGCTAGGCAACCCTCTGGCCTCATCTCCAAACAAATCAGATATAACTGAGACCTGTTGTGATTTTGGCAGCTGATTGATTTTGCTCAGCACTTCTAGCACAGTGCCCTGTGCGTCCTTTTGTAACCTATCCGCAAACCCTTGAGCTGAAGCCGCCGCCAGCTCTTCACCCGTTTTCTTCGCGCTTGCTTTAGCCTCTTCCAAGAATCTACTTTCTACTTCTTTTATTGCTTCATATCGACGCCTTACGCCATCCTCTACAATACGCAGTTTTTCCTCCTCTTCTGCTTTTATGGCTATCAGTTTTTTGTCAGTACCTTCCTTTAGAATCATCAGCTTGTTTTCTTCTTCTTCTCTTAATGCCTCCAGCCGGTCTTCCGATGCCTTCCGTTCGGCTTCTTCTCTATCTTGAATCTGATCCTCAAGCAACACCTGGCGATCCTCGGCCGATCTGCGCTCCTCCAGCAATGCTCGCTCAGTTCCACCCCTGATCTGCTCATAAGCCCGGTCGTAAGATTCCTGAATCGCTCTCAGTTCCTCATTGGCAGAATATCCACCCATTGAAGCCCTTTGGCGGGCTGCTTCTAATTCCGCTTCTTCCTGTCTCCTAAGAGATTTAATCTGTTCATTTTCTCTATCTTTGTAATTCTTTTCAATGAGTCTCGCCTGATCCTCTGCATTGCGCCTTAACTGTGTCCGCTCAGCTCTGAATTTTCTTGATACAGCTTTATTTAGTCTTTCTTCTTCCGCCTCTGCAATCCTGATCCTTTCCTCGCTGGCCCTACGTGCTTCGCGAATCAATCCATCTGCTTCCTGCTCCGCCACCCGGATTCTTAAATCCCCAGCGGCCCTAGCGGCCCTTACCAGTTCCTCACCCGAGCGCTCCGCAATGCGCAACCGCTCAGCGCTGGCCTGCTCCGCTTGCCGCGTCAACTCACGCTCAACATCGGCAGCATTGACCATCTCATAACCCAATCGACGCAAAGCATCAACCTGTCGCTCCGTCATGCTCGGCCCTCGGCTCAGGGCCCGGATCATGTTATTAAAGCTTGTAGCGGCCACCTCTGTATCAGTACCGGCCTGGATCATTGCCGCACCAAATGCGGATGTCTGTTCTGCTGACATCCCAGCAAGACGCCCCATCGCGCCGGAACGAGTCATGAATTCCACCAGGTTGGCCGCCGATGCTCCAGTCTTGTTGTCTAGGTAGTTGATAGCATCGGCCAGCTCGCGCACCTCTGGTGTTGTCATGCCCAAGGAGCTGGACAATTGAGACAATGCAGTAGCCGCATCTTTTGCGGTCATATCAAACGCTGAACCAACTTCAGCCACAAGAATGGCAAACTGCCGTATATTTTGTTTTGCAATACCACTTTGTCCGGCGGCTGCATAAATTTCCGTTATGCCCTCAATGGAGACTGGAATTACGCTAGAAAGATCTAAAATCTCCTGCTGTATTTCCTTAAATGCCTTTGGCGATTCCAAGCCATCGACCACTTTCCTTACTTGAGACATACTTGTCTCAAAATCAATTGATGCTTTTGTCGCCGCAATGATCGCGGCTGACATCGCCGCAGTCTTGGCACCATCGCCCCAACGGTTGGTTTCCTCTGACGCGCCTTTGATTGACTTTTCAGCACGTTGCGCTGATCGGCTTAACGCATCAATCCCCTGCTGTAGGCTGGCGACGGCCTCCAATCCCTTGGTCTTGGCTGTAATCTGCAGCAACGCTGAAGAGCTATAAGAAAATCCCATTATTTTTTGACCGCCTTTTGTTGTTTTTTATTTATTTGAATAAGGATTTCAGTTTCTATTACCTTGATGTCTTGCATGGTTTGCGTCATGTTGGTGATCCCCATGCTTTGACCTAACATGATTATAGGGCCATAATCGAGCCCGATCCAAGTGCCGAAGTCAACCCGCCACTGAGAATCACACAACAGAAACAGCTGGACAGAATCCCACACCTCCGGCAACACCTCAAAATCTTGCTCTTCCTCCTGCCTGGCTTCTATCCACTCCGGGGGTGGGGTGATCCCCAAGGCAGCGGCTGAGTCTGCTAGCGATTGAGCACCATCCCCCCTTGCGCCGCTCAGGCTTTTGAGCCATTCCTGCGCGACGCCTTCGAGTTTCCCTTTCGTGCGCCTCCGTTATAGATCTGATCGACCCAGGCGCGGAAAATCGCCATCGGCAAACCGTCTACGTTTTCAATCAGGTAATCTCTCTCCTTTTCGGAATACTCAACTGGCTTGTTGTCGTTTTCTTCGTCTGTTACACCACCTTCGGGCCACCCACAAATCAACTTTTTGACAGCTGGCGTGATCTCAGACTCTGCTAGCTTTTCACGAATCACCTTAATTTCTTGCTCAAGCTTTTTAACTTCTTCCGCGTCTTCCTCTTCAATAGCTTCTTCTAGTTGTTGCGCCAAGCGCTTCCCTTCTTCCGCCAATTCATTGCGACCCGTGATCAGGTCCATCATGGCCTTCTTTTCCTCCCCAGACATGTGGGGGGTTGTCCATACAAACGCTTGAACATCCCCATTGAACTCAAGCTCAATTTTTAGAGGCCTGGGCTCTTCAAGCAGTTTCTTTGATTTAACGAGGGCCATGATAATTAGGTAAAGACAAACGAAGGGAAGTGTGCCGCGATTCGGTGGCGGCTGACCCAATCCATCTGGAGATAGGCGTCACCATCAACATCTACCAGTTGAGGAGATTTGAATTGCACCCTTGGCAGGTTGATGGTAGAAATGTTACCAGCACCGCCATTCAATGGGAGCAGAATCGCCCCGGTTGTGCTGTTTGCTGCTGTAGCAAACGCATCAAAACCAGAAAGGGCTGGCCTGGCGATAGTAATGCTTCCGCTTACTTCGCGGTTGGTGTGCGACATTCTCGGAGTGCACCCGGCATCATCAGCAAACCGCTGTGTATTTGCCATGGTGAAACTAAACGAGTTGATGCAAGCCGCAAAGCCTGCAACAGTAGCCGTTCCAGACAACACACCAGCCGAGTTAAACGTAACCGGGGGCGCTTGTGCAGGGAAGACAGGCGTTAGGTTTGCAACATCAACTGGGGCTGCATAAAGGCCCTGCATCGTCGCCGAACAAGAGGCAAACCCGTTCGGCTCTAGGTTGATCTGAAATTGCGAGCCGAGCGCCCCTGCCATCCGGTAGGCTTGCCCATCAATCCCCGTTGACAGGCTATAGCGTGTCGCTGGCGTCGAGGATGTGAGCCCCATGGTGTAGGTCACACTGACGCCAGTGGTGACCGATTTGACCATCCCACACGCGAGGAGGATCTTATCGATCCCAGGTGCTGTGCCTGCAGTGCCAGACCCAGCGAATTCCAATGGGATTTCGAATGATGCCTTTTTTGACACCATTACAGATGGCTCGGCCATGCCAGGCAGGCCGCTGATCATCTGCCGCTCGGCCTCTTCAAAATCTTGAATGGTTGGAATAAATTGCCCACATGAGATAGCATCAGCCGCGACTAGCGTCTGATAGGTGCCCGGCGTGGTCTCCGCATTAACGAGCAGAATCTGATCCCTGATTGCCATCGCTGGCTTCCTCCTGTGGTTGGGGTTGGGGGGTTACGGTTTCAGAAGGCGGCTCTCCCTCTGTCCATTCGGTGTCGCCAGGATTGCGCCAAAAAGAGGAGCCGGGCAACAGGCTAGGCAGCGGCGGATCAGAAACGGTGGGCGATTTTTTGCTCACAGTGTCAAGTCCTCTTGCCGAGTTTTATGGATCACAGTATAGCCGAGAGTGAGCTGCATGGCCTGGTCTTCCACCAGCACGTCTGAGCCGCGCAACTGAGTGTCAAGCGCCAGACCGCCCACCCGCCGTAGATCTGCGGTCCCCATCATCCGGGCGTGCGCCTCTACCCTGTAGGGATCCAGCACCCGCCACGATGGTGGAGGTTCGCCAGGGCCCTGGGGGGGCGACACCGGGACGATGATCATGATCACCACCTCCAGTTGATGCTGGAAGGAGCAGGTATCCATTGGTGAGGGCTGCGCTGATGTGGGGCCTTCCGTCACCCTGACGACAACACCATCGCCAGGAGAGAACACCCGCGAGTCAGACGTGCTGACCGTGTCCGCCCCTGGCACCGCCTGAAATCGTGCAGCGATGGCTTCAAAAATTTGGCAATGGCGGGATGTGCTCATTGGCGCTGCCGGAATGCGATCCCCATAGCAAATCCAGCAGCTGCAAGCCAGGAATTTCCCGCTTCATTTTGGAACACGCGACAAGCGAGGCCTCCCGCGTGGTTCATGCAATTTATGTAAGCGGCGTGGTTCATCAGCGCTGAAGCCAGGACACAGCTTAGGGCGAACAGCACACAGGCCGTAACCAGATCCAGGCGGGGGGGGGGCGGTAGGTTCATTCCGCCCTCCTCTCGACTGCTGCCCCGTGGCGGGGGGCGATCGTGTCATTGTCCAGCCGGCCGCCTAGCCACATTGCCGCGGACAACAGAAACGCTGCCCCTCCCATCAGTGGCAGAATCCAGGTTTTGGCTAGATCCGCCACTACGGACGTGCTTCGTTGTTGCAGCTCCAGCGCCTCAATTCGTTTTGAATTGGCCGTTGCGGCATCCTCCAGGCGTTTGAACCGATCCCCCCCACTGGTGAGAGTCTCGTGTATCACTGCAATGTTTTTAGCACATTCGTTTACATCATGCTTACACGCTTCTACCGCGTCGAGAATTCGACCATGGGTCACATTCTCGTCATGCCTGGAGCCGAACAGCCAGGTCATCACCCTTCCTCCACCCTGGCCCACTCCAGCGATTCGCGCTGGGCTGTCGCGGGGTCATCACTGGCGAACGTGCCATCTGGGTTAGTGCGCTGAATCACACGCCACAAAACACCATCAGGCCCCCTCCACTCTTGGCCTACATCTTCGGCCTCGGGGACGCCACCGAGGAAGAATACGAATAGAGACGGGAGCGCACACGCATCGGCCTGTTCCTTGATCAGTTCTATTTGGTCAACTGATAGATTTACTTCCTTAAGGATTTCTTGCCAATAAATGCTGGCGGCAATATGCTCCCCGCCATTGTTGGCTAGGCTTTCTAATGCACGGACGAACAGCGCCAACTGGCTGGACGCTGCAAGCACTGCCAGAATCGCTACCCATTCCTCATTTAACTCATCAGGCGGGGCAAAGAACACGCTTAAAAACGAAGCCCAGTCATATACAGGAGGCGGAATTGGCTCAGCCTCTTGGTACGATAAAAGAATCCCATTAATATGCGGGGAATTTTTATCGGTAAAAACTGTCTTTTCTTTCTCAACCAAACGATAACCAGTGGGGCATTGCGGAACAGAATCCTCCGTCTGGCGCTTCAGCACCCACCACTTATCCCGCTCTGTCCAATCCAAAATCGGCCTATCATCTTGCCGTGGATAATTCTTGAGAGAACCGTCCGCACGGTTCTGTAGCATCAGGTTGCTGGTCATAATGTTGGGGCGGCGTTTTTGTAGGCGTGGCCACTGGGTAGCAACGATTGCAACCCAGAAGAGCCACGCCACAACATATACCCCTGTATCCTTGCCAACAAATCACCAGAAACAGCGATGTCATATTGCAACATTTCCACGGATACCATATTAGAAAAACTTCCATAGGTGCCGCTTGCGGCAAATGAACCGCCAATAGAATGGCGATCAAAAGATTGATTTAGTGCTACTGTAGATGTATTGGCAGTACCAGCATTCAAAGAGTTCGATAAAGTGGTTCCATTGTGGATAGATTGGAACAAGCCCCAGGTGTCATAAGCCATGGCGACAGCGGCAACCGATGAGGCCAGAAATGATCCCACATTCACGGTTGTGGCCTGTCTAATGATTGGTACATACCTATTTGGTGTGTCCGCATTTGTACCCAGCGATTGGCTAACAAAACGCGCACTACCGGAAGACGTGGACCCAAACCTAAACACCAAAAAAGTAGATTGAGCTGTAAACGCAGTTGATGATCCACGAATTAACGTTAGAATATCATCAGTAGCGAAAGATGCACCCCTTAGAGTGCCAATTGTATTTTCCTGTATAGTTGGCCTGTTGGTGGTTGCTGGCGCCGAAAAGCTTCCCCCAAAAGTACCTTTATTGCCAGCAGAGATCAACGCGCTGCCAGATGTAGTCAACGTTGCAGTATCTGGCAGATCAACCCAGTTGATCGGCAACGTTGAACCATTGGCCGGCGTCCATAATGTTGCCCCCGATGCCGTAATCGGCGGTTGCCACCAGATCGCTGTGCTCATCGCTGGCCCTCAATCAACGCATCCAAACCAGCCCCGGCAATCGTGGCGCCAGGTTGGATGCAATGGAAGGTCACTGTAGCCAATGCCGATATGACCGGATTAGCGGCAAACGCTGTCGAGAATGTGCCGGGGGTGGCGGATGAATCAGTTGCTCCGGCTCCAATCGTAGGTAGCACAGAATAAATACTAGTCCCATTAACTCTTATATCAAACTGGGCAGAGCTTCCCGTAGGAGCCGTGACAATTGTCCACAGCGGCAGACTGGTGACCGTAACGGCAACCGACCAGCGCTTAGTATCCAGAACCCGTGCCGTGAGGTTTTCTGTCCGCCCGCCCAGGGTAAAGCCCTGTGATGTCAGGATGCCGAGGTTCGCCCTGGCGATTGTAGGGCTTGATAGGTTGGCAAGATTGCCCGCGCTATTTAGTACAGTGCGCAGAGTAGTTGTAGAATCAAAGTAGACAATGTTGTCGCCGCTTCTGTAAATATATCCCGCCGCTGGTGTAGATGGTGCCGCGCCAGGGAACAAAAGCGTTGTTGTCGCCACCAGTGTGGTAAACGTTCCCGCCGCTGGTGTCGTATTTCCGATCGCCGGGGGGGAGGCTAACGATGACGGCTGAAGGGCAGTAGCGGCCAACGCACCTTGGGCCGCCGTGGCGAAATCAGTGGTTGCTGCTTGCGCTGCAGTGCCCAGCGCCAGGGATGTGCGACCTGTCGCGGCATTAAGGCCCGTAGCGCCACCATCCCAGCGCAAACGCTCGGAAAATGCTGTGTCCCAATCAGCCTGTTTTGCTGTCGTCGGCAGGGAATATCCGGGCAAAAACAACAGTTCGATATTTCCCGATGTGGTGACCGGGCCGCTAGTTGTAAACCCAGTGGGGACCGAGAGGCCCACGGAAGTCACGGTCCCACCCCCGCCCCCGGTGACAGAGGCCGAGAGCACTCCGGCAGTAAGGCTTAGGTTTGCGCCTATCTGGATCTCCTCCACCGCGCCAGTTCCTGCCGTGCCCCTACCCAGCAACCTGGCCGATGTCATCGTCAGGCCGCTGGAGCCCACAGCGCCCGATGCCGCCGCGCTGATCAATCCCCTGGCCGTTGGGGCATCAGTCGCACCCACCAACGATCGCCCGAGAGACGATGTGATCCCCTGCCACCACGCCACAATGGCCTGACGCACCCGTTGCGCTGTAAACGCCCGCCGATCCGTCGCCGTTCCTCCCTCGGCATCCGCCTGACTGATCGTCGCCGCGCTCCATTCCCGCGCATCCGTCAGTCGAGGATCCGTGCCCTGTATCGCCGTTCCCGCCAAGGCTGCCGCTGCATCCCAACCTGTTCGATCTGATGCGGAAACAAGAGAGGATCCAGTAGGGAGCCCCAGCGTCAGCACCACGTTGCCCGCCGTGTTGGTCGCGGATGTCGTCCACCCGCTCGGCAGCGACAGCGCCACCGTCTGCACCGGGGCCGCAGCAGCGGCCTCCGCTGCGGTGGTGTAGCTGGGATGGGGATCAGCGGCCGACAGGTGGGCAGCAATCGCCGCTGCAGCCGCGCCTGAACTGTCCGCGCCAACATCGGCGGCGGTCAAACTCTTGGCTTTCCACAGGCCATCCCCGAACAGAGCCAGCACCTGGCCCGTGCTTCCCCCCGTCAGCAGCAATGCCGAGAGCTTCGCCTGATCACCAGCAGACAGCAAACCCGCCAACGTCGGCGTTGCCAGGGGGAGCACTACATCTCCCCCCGTGGAGCTGCTCAGCGTCCTGGTGGCTTGGTCATAGCCCAGATCCGTGGCACCACCAGCCGCCAGGTCCGCAATGGCCTGAACAGTCGTCTCCCGCGTCTCCGCCACCCTCGCTGTACCCGTGCCAGTACCAGCGCCAGTCGCCACAAACTGCTCACCTACCGCAGCTGTAGCGGCACCAATCCCTACCCAGTTCGTGGTGCCAACCGCCACGATTTGATAGGCCGTGCCCGCCACTAATGCCGTCGCGGCCAACGGTGCCCCTACCGCCTGATCCACCACCAGCCGCTCATCTCCCAACAGCGTTTGCGCTGACGGCAGCTGTAAGGTGTAGACAGGATTTAACTGGGTCATCTCAGTAAGGCAACGTTGTTAGACCTTCGCCCGCCAGGGTTACTCTCACCTGATTCCCCAACGTGGTCAGCCAGCGCCTTGCACGTACCACCACAGGCGTGGGCACCAGTTGTAGTGGGATTCGGCACAGCAACCCATCCCCGGCTGTGATTGGTTCATGCAAAACCTTATAATTTTCTCCTCCGATTTGCATTAGTGCTCCGTATTCCAACCCGCCAAACAGCTCAGACTTTGCTAGTACGCTCGGACCAACAAACACAAAGTCACCCCCCAAGACGATCTCACTACTTTTAGTGAGCACTCCTGAGTCGCTCTGCCCAGCGGCCGTAATGGGAGACCCAAACGGCTCGCCGAGCATCGCATTCAAGTCGGCGGCAAAATTAGCCGGCATCGTTCGTAGATGACTTTGGTTTTGCTCCCTTCTCCTGCCCTGGGGTGATCACCCCAAGAGCCAGCAAGGCGGCGGCGGCGGCTTCCTCTAGAGTCACTTGGGCGCCATCTTCAAAGATGACGCCATCATGATTCAATGGACCCAGGTCGGTGACTGTGTAATTAGGCATGTCAAACCACGTTAGAGAACAAATAGCCAAGGTCAGGGGCGATGATCAGCTCTTTGAGCATCTCGCCCGCAACAACATGCTCACCGCCAAGAAGGCCCATCTCCTCCGCCAGGAAAGAACGGGCAATCCTATCAGCAAACTGAGCAGTCAGCCCAAAGGTGATAGTGTTCGCATCTGGAGTAAATGCATCTGGATCCATGTAATACATGGCAAGATGATTGCCCCACAAGCGGGAAAGGGCAGGGGTCTGACCCTTGTTGGCAGTGTTGATCCTAGATTTTCCGATGAAAAGATTTTCAATCTGAAAAAGATCCTTAACCGCCTGCTCTGATGCCATTGCACCAATAGAGCTGGTGAGGGGAGTGTTTCCGTTTGCGGCGGAAACCAACGCACCGGTTACTTCAGGGTGACGGCGGAACGCTGTCCAGCCGGGTTCGTTAAATACAAAAGTATTTGGCCGCATTACCATGTTGTCCATGGTTTCTAGCAGCAATTTTACCGGCCTTGAATCTGCATGGGTGAATTGGCTCGTGCCGGAGAGTGTCTGCTTGTTACCAGTGGGATAAGTCGCTGCATTAAAATAAAGATCAGCGGCTCGCTTCTCTCTCCTTAATTCCACCAGTTTCATCACGCCAGTTACAGCACGGGCCCTGGGGTTGTACCAAGAAGGACGAACTCCAGGCAGCATGTCATATTGAGGAACGGGAGAACTAAGACCGTATTCAATAATAGAATCAGTCTTTTTCTCAGCGCTAAACTCAACTTGGTTTAGTTGCCCTTTTCGTCCTATCCTGGTATCAGGAAGGGTCAGCTCTTCGCTCCTGTCATGCAGCCACCATTCAAAAGCGGGGGCGCCAACGGGAACCCTTGGCGTTACAAGGTCGGCAATACCTCCGGGCCAGCGGTAGGCCATGGCGACCGCTTGCAGCTCGGGATCAGATGGAAAATTGAGGTTAGTTTGAGCCATTTTGGTCTCCTAAGTGGTTTTAAGGGTTAACCCTGGAAGAATCCGGGGGAGATATAGCATGAGCCAATATCATTCAAAACACCATCCTTCTCGGCAAAGCCGATGATTCTGATGTTCGTTCCAGCGGCGGCGGTAGCTGGGATCCCACGCCCTTCGCTGTCGCTTGTTAGCGCCTGCCCCCGTGTAACTGTGGCGCCATAGGTGAGGGGGGAAATCCCGACTCTCATTACATCGGTGGATTCGCTGATTGCAGCCTCTGGGCGGTCAGTGATGCCAATCAAAAAATCGGCAGCTGCAGCACCATGAACAACTGTATCATCAGCGCTAAACTTTACAATTCGGTACCCTTTTGTTGCGGCACCTGTTGCATAGTTGACGTACTGAATAGGCATGCATTTAGACATTGGGAACCTCAGGTGTTGGAAGTGGGGTAGAGCGCTTCGCGCGCTTTTATGCAAGCCTGCTCAATAGGCATAGTGGTGCCGCTTGCCTTGGCTTGTTCAGCGATTTCGCGGGCTTTGTCCGCGACGGCGCGGGGATTAATTTCAGCCTTGGGCGGAGCCTTCGCCTCCCGCTGGCCTTCGCTGACTCCAGCGAATGGCACAGCAGGGGTGGCGTTGGTCAGGCGACTAGACGCGGCGGCTTCACGTAGCTCACGCTCGGCGGCGGTCACAGCCAGGGCGGCCTCCCCACCAGTGGTCTTGCCATCGGCGCAAAATTTTTCAATCAGCGCCTCATGCCCTGGAATCAGGGCAGCACGAACGCCAGCCACACGCTCGCGCTCGGCCTCGGCGCCTTCAGCGCGTGCCTTTTCAATCTGGGGCTGGAGCTCTGCCCGCTCGGTGGCGGCGCCTTCTTCCCGAAGGATACTGGCGGCCTCCTGGTTGTCGGCAGCCCACTGGGCCACCTGCTCCTGGGTGGTTGTCATACTCAAAGGGGGGAGGGTGGTCAGTTGGGTCGCACCGGGCGGGGGGCCCGTCGCAACCGCTGCTAGCGGCGGCAATGCCGCCGATGCTTGACGTGATGGGGGTGGTTCCCATCCCGCCGTAGAATCATTCAATTCAGCAATCAATCCCTCTAGCGAATGGAAGCCATCGGCAAGTCCTATATCTATCGCTTGCTGCCCCATAAATACCTTCCCATCAGCCATGGCTAACGCCTGCTCATGCGTCACACTACGATATTGAGCAACAAAATCAACAAAGATTTCATAGATCGCATCTACCTCTTCCTGGATAGATCGCCGACCTGGGTCAGTCAGGGGCCCGTATTGGCTCGCGATTCGCTTGTATTTTCCAGCCGTGATCTCAGTCGTCTGGATCCCGGCCGCTTCCTCCATCCTGGAGATGTTGCGATGGGTGGCGACAATACCTATAGAGCCCAACCGATCCACCTGGCTGCCTAGGTAGACTTTGCTCGCCGCTGAACCGATCCAATACGCGGCGGAAGCAACCAGGTTGTCGCTCAGGGTCGCGGTCGGCTTTAACTGTCGAGCCGCAAACAATGCCGACGCTGCCCCCTCAGTCCCAGCAACCGTTCCGCCGGGGGAGTCAATATGCAACAGCAACGCCCGAACTTTTTTATCCTCAACCGCCGCTTTGATGTCTCTCGTCAGCAAATCACTTGACGTGCCCCCGCTCACCTCCTGCATCAAACTCATGCGCTGCGCAATCGCCCCCCGTACTGGGATCACCGCCACGCCATTGCGCACCTCATATCCACCAGGCACAGGGCCCGACAGGGGGGCTCCACGCCTTGCCTCCAGTGCCGCGATATCCGTCCGATCACCCCGGAGATGCGCACCATAGATCTGCCGCATCAGCGTCAGATGCTCGGGCAGGATCGCCCAGGGAGAATAAAGGACATCAACGAGATTCATGTTCTTATCATACAGCCCCCGGAGTGTTGCCGTCCATCGGCTGATCTGTAACAGTATCGGCCGGCTTGGCTCCCAGCGGGGGCAGGCCATCACGTTCCCTTGCCCTGGCCTCACGCACCCGCTGCAGATGCTTGTCGTCCCAGTTGCCGCCATTGAACGCCAACGCCTCTTCGTGCTCACTGGTCAGGAACGCTGCCCGTTTCTCTGCCGCCAACGCTTCCTTCAGCGGATCCAGCGAGCCGGCCGTTGTGCCATGCCAATCGCTGCCGCTCCATGCGTGGCGGATAAATGGATCCGCAAAAAATCCTGGCGCTTCAATAATGCCCAGCGCCACGGCATCAGCCAACCATTCCTGGTATATCGGCTTACACAAGTCAGCCGCGTCATCATAGCGATCTATGCTGATAGTCTGCCACCATTGCTCCCTAGCGGCCCTCGCGGCTGTATAACTAGACTCAAACAAGCCCTTGACTATCTCAGGTGGTATATCGGTGCCCATCGCGCAAATCTTGAGCACGGTCTCCCAGAACTGCTGATGAGCTGGATTCGGACGCCCTGGCGTGGGTGATTCCAGCTTTTCGCCCGGCAACAGATGGATTAGCTGGCCGTCAGTCCATGCCGTAGAATTTTCTCTCGCTGCTATCGCGAGCTTTTTATATTGTTCAGCATCTTGAGTTTCTTTACCGAAAAGCGCCTCAAATGAATCAAAATCCATCATAGCGGCAAGCGTCATCTTTGCCGCATTGCGCGCCCCCGTGATCTCTGATTCTGTATAATCATCAAGACCTTTGATAGTATCTATAATCGACCCAAGACGCGGCATCCCACGGCTTGAACCTGGCCGCCTGATCCTTCTGCGTAGAATAAACTGCAATTCTCCGTTTGGTCCATACTGATCGATCTCCGTCCATCCCTTGTCAGAATTTACGTTGATACTGCCAGGATGATGGTTTGCAATCCAGAATTTCTCTATCTCCCCATCCTTATTTCTTTGCACACCTTCATGTAAAGTGGAGGTATTTATACTTCCATCCTTGTTACAAATTCGATCAGCTTCAATCAGCTGCAACGCCAACCGGAACGGCCAGCCGCCGCGCTCCTTCTTCACAAGTTGAATCCCTACATCACCACTTAGCTCCTGCGATAAAATGGATAACCGCTGCGCTTGGTAGAAGTCAAGCTCACCTGATACTGTTGCAAACTTGCTTGCTGCCCACATGTGAAAACGCTTCTCCGTCTTCTTCTTCCACGCCGCAGCGGCTTCCTCTGTGATCCCCAGCTCTTCATGGTCCACGGCACATTGCAGCCGTAGACCCATCCCGCCTCGATATTCAACATGTCGGTTGATCGCGGCCGATGCTATCGGCGCAGTACGATCTAAATCCCTACAATGTGCCCTCTGATCCCTACGCTCATACCAATCTGTCCCATCAGCATCGCGTAACCCTGGCGCCCACATCCCGAACGCCGAACGCATATAGAGGCTTGAGGTCATCGGCTGCCCCCATGCCATCGGCATAGGCTGATCAGCGATCCCCTCATGCGTGCCCCCAGCCGCACCCGTGGCCGCACCCGCTTGTACAGCTGGCGGCTGGGTCTGTCGTATCCTGCGCTTGCGCGTCATGGCATTGGCACCAACGAACGGCGGCGGGGGCGCCCTTGGGATCTTGCCTGAGCCTCACTCAAGTCCTGCTCAAGCAACTTGATCATCCGCTGAATTTTCTCCAGATCTGCCCTGGTGAACTTACGCAACCCATCAGGCCCCGGCAGTTCATAGCTCTGGCCATTGGACAGCACCTCTAGCTCAGCCTGTCGATAGGCCGCTAGCCGCTGCTCGATTTCCGCAATTGTTGCCATGACAAAATTCTAGCTGAACCTCAGGCCTTTCAGGAGCGATACGCGCCCCTCGCCCTGGGCTCCCTTCCGCCGCGTCATGGCTTGCGCCTCCAGCTGATCCCACATCGTACCGCGTGCAAACTCACGCGCCACTAGATCGACCATCGCGCTCGCATACACCGCCGTATCCAGCGGTTCGTTGCGAGCCCCTGGGGGGTTGTGCCATTCCAGCCTCTGAAATCCCTTGACCATCTTCGGGATCAACCGCTCACACGTCAAACCCTTCAAGAATTCCTGAGTAGCATTCTGGCCAAAATGGATAAACCCAGGGCCAGCCGTTTCGATCAGCAGCTGCCTGTATAAAGTACGTTTTAATCCATGAACCCCCAACTGATATAAAGTCACGCCTGATTTAATTACTTTATTTTTGTAATTTATATCCATCTTCTTGCCTGGACTCACGGGTGGCGCCGTTGCCTTGACAGCTCCACTAATCGCCACCACATTTTCGCGAGCATGCAATCTACAGTATTCATATACCTCATGGGTAAAATGTCCCCCGCTATCAACGCAAGTTCTAGCCACTTCAAAATATCGATCTTCATCCGCATTAAATTGTGTCCTCCTGATCGCATTAACCTGTAGCCATGGGCCGCCATTCTTTGGATTACATTCTACATTCTGCGCTGGATCACCTACAATCTTCTCATGCCATATCAGCCATCTTTCCCTATCACGTCCAAATCCCCATACGGCTACCTCCAGCCAGGTATCCTGTACATCAACCGCACACGTCAGCAGTAAAACACCAGGCGGGCAGTAACCCGTAGCATAAGGCTCCATCTGTGCTCTCTTCATCAATGCATCAGCATTTACCTCGGCAACGCTCTCATCCTGGAACGCTTCAGCCGCTCTCTTGTTAATCCATCCCTTCAGCAACAATGCATCACCTTTGGCCCTCAAAAATTCATTCCTGATTTGATGCCAGCTCAACCACCCCGCTGGCGCATACCATCCCGGCAGGTGAAATCCAGCCGTCTCACCATCCCCCTCAGCTGTCGCACGCCATATCCCACCAGGTAACATTGATTCTTTATGCTCCTCACTTATTCGCGTTTGGCAATGCTCGCACCTGCAAAATACTTCCCCGGCTGGTGTATCCCATACAAAATGTTGACGCCATTGTAAAATCTGACGCTCACCACAACATGGCATCTTTACCGCATACCTCCGCTGATCTGATCGCTCTTCAAATTCCCATGTAATTCGACAAGCTCCCCTCACGCCAGGCGTTGATGTAAGCAACGTTTTTCGATTCGGAAAATTCGTGAGGCGTGCTTCCGCGTTTTCCAACGGATCGCCCTTGTCATCCGCTTCATTTGGGACAGAAGACAGCTCATCTACCCACAAGCAGCCAGCCGGCATCCCCTGGCTAGCGCTTCCACTATTACTCCCAATAATTGATACAATCATATCCCCTGCAAATTCTTTTAAGAACATACTATTGGCTGCATCCCTTGTTTTTACTGACACTTGCCTTTCTTTTATGGAGGGCGTATTATTAAAAAGTGGCGTAAACCTTTGCCGCACCTGCCTCTTCGCAAAACTCTCAGACGGAAACATCACCAAAAATGGAGTCGGGTTCAATACAATCGTCGCCCCCAACCAATTAAGGCCCGCCTCCGTCTTGCCTCCGCTCTGGCTGCCGAACACCATTACAACTCGTTTGATCTTCGTCTCGCTTGGACTCAATAAATTCATCGGCTCCCTCAGGAATGGCGTCCGCTCCGTCCGCCATGGGCCCGGTTCTGAGCTTGACCGCCTAGTCAGCACCCTCTCAGCATCGGCCCACTGACTCACCGTCATATCCGGCGGCGGTTGCAACGCCTCCAGAAACGCCCGTCGATACGCATCCCCGGCTGATACAGGTGCCCAGTTTCCGCTCATCCCATATCCCTCAGCGCACGCAACGCTGTCTTCAGCTCACCATCAATCAATTGACGAATCGCCTGCTGGTCATTCATTGACGCCACACGACCCGCCACCCGATCGGATACAGCCAAAATCGAATCCCGTAATGCCATCGCTAACGTAGCCGCCTCTTGCCTCATCTCTTCAATGCTTCCAACCTCTTGCCTATCCCTCAACGCTGCCACCCTCTGGCGCTCGGCCTGATAGTGCTCCCTCCTGGCCTGGCTGATATTCAGATCAGGTATCTCATCTTCGGGCAGGCTGGCTACCAGCGCCTTTATTTCTCCAGCACTAGGCAGCCTCCGCGATTCCCCTACATCTATCTCCGGTAGATCCTCTTCAGACTTCCTCCTGTTGCGATGGCTTACCTTTGTTCGCGCCGTCCATAGCTCCAGTGCTAAATCCTTGCGCAACACCTTCTTCCCTTGGCGCATCACCACCGCGTCGGCCAGCCGCGTTTTCATCGCCTGATTAACGGCTGAGACCGAAACGCCTTTGAGCTTCGCAAAATCAGCTTGACTGATGCACTCCACCAATCTTTAGGGCCCATCCTTGGGCTTAAACTTAAGCGCTAGCTTAAACGATCCAGGCACAAACTTAAATGCTCGCAGGGGAGGGGGGCCGTGTGCCCAGTCACAGCAAGGGTTTAAGCAAGATTTTTTTTCCCAGCTAGGTAAAAATCGGGGTTCGAATATACC